TTAATCATTCGTCGCCATTAATTCAGCCTGCTCCACCACGGTATTTACTGCTTGAGGCGCAATATCAGGCGGATAACCATACTTTCTAAGAAGGTGTTTTACAGCCACACGCATTTTAGCTTGAATATTACGTCTCTTTTCCCAATCAACGCCAGCTTCTTCTTTAACTAGCTTGACTAACTCCTGAGCAATCAAATGTAGTTTCTTTTCTCCAAGAACTTCGACCGCTTTCTTATGATCAGCTAGTGCATCATAAAAGGCGATTTCTTCTTGACTAAGCCCTAAGTCTTTACCCTTTTCTTGCTCTGCATTAATCTTTTTAGCCATATCAATCAACTTACGGATAACAATTTCACTAGTAATCCCACGTTGATTATATTCGTCAATTGATTTCTGGAGCATGTCTTCAAATTTTTCGGACGTAACTTTATTGCTTTTCATCATTGCTTTAATCTTACCCTTAAGCAATTTTTCCAACAGGGCAATTGCAACATCCTGCTCCGGCATACTATTAACTTTCTGCAAGAATTCATCTGAAATTAAATCAATACTTTGCCTTTTTATGCCTAGTTCATTGTAGATGTCAACATTGGGTTCAGAAATGATAGACTGATCCAATAACTGTTGCATTTGATATTTAACATCAGTATGTTCTTCTGAGCCGACAGGCGTAATTGGTTGCTTTAGCTTTTGAATAAACACTTTAACCGTCTTAAAGAAAGCAATCTCTTTACCATAGGCTTGTGCTTCCGGTTGAGTTGAAGTCAAAGCATAAGCTTTCTGTAATTCAGTCACAACATCTAAAAACTTTTGTTGTGTTTCCTCGTCCTCACCTAGAATCTCGTTAGCCACTCGCCGAGTAATCTTTAAGCGAACAGCTCCATCTTCTGAATCAAACCCTGAGTAATCAACTCCATATAGGAAATCATTAGTAATGATGTCATATTTCTCTTTCAAAAGGGCTAGTGCTTTTTTCATATTGATGCCCACTTGCCCTTGATCTTCTGTGGAATAAACATTTAGCGCTTCTTTCAGATTTTCAGCAATACCAATGTAGTCCACAATTAAGGCACTATCTTTATCCTTAAAGACCCGGTTGACACGAGCAATAGCTTGAATTAAATTATGTCCCTTCATCGGCTTATCAATGTACATGGTATTCATTGAAGGCACATCAAAACCTGTCAACCACATATCAACTACGATTACAATCTGTAATTCATCATTGTTATCTTTCATCCGCTTTTGAAGGATTCGACGATCAGCTTTACTAGTCTGAAACTTTGCCATTTCTGGACCATCGGCCGCTGAAGACGTCATTACAACCTTGATTTTTCCTTTATTAAGGTCATCGCTATCCCACTCTGGGCGTAACTTGATGATTTCATTATAGAGACGAACTGCGTTACGACGCGACATTTCAACAATTATTGCCTTACCAAAAGTCTCTTTTTGTCGTGCTTCAAAATGGCTAACAAAATGCTTAGCAATACTTTCTAATCGCGGCTGAGCACCAGCTAATGCCTCCAAACGGGAGAATTCTCGGTTACGTCGAGCATTTTCTTCTAAGCTAGGATCATCATCTAAGTTGGCCTCTTTTAGCAGTTGCTGGTACTTAGCCTGTGCATCAAACTTCAATTTTAGAGGAAATACATGGCTCTCATAATATATTTTGACTGTGGCATGGTCATTAACGGCCTGCGTAATATCATAAACATCAATATAATTACCAAAGACTGCCACGGTTGATTTATCAGCAGTAGAAATTGGGGTTCCAGTAAAGCCAATGAATGAAGCGTTCGGTAAAGCGTCACGCAAGTATTTGGCAAACCCATATCGTAACCCGTTATTAGTGAATTTAGCCTTCAATCCATATTGAGACCGGTGAGCCTCATCTGCAATAACAATTACATCACTGCGGTTCGTTAAAACCGACATCTCAGTTTCTCCACTGTCAAAATCAGGTGAAAACTTTTGAATAGTTGAAAAAACAATTCCCCCCGATTGTTTATCCATAAATTTACGAAGTTCAGCACGAGATTCTACATGTTCTGGGGTTTGTCGTAAAAATTCATGTGCGGCAGCAAACGTATCAAATAACTGATCATCCAAATCATTACGATCGTTGATTACCAACATTGTTGGATTATTGAGTTTTCTAGCCACAATGCTGGCAAAGAACACCATCGATAAACTTTTACCTGATCCAGTAGTATGCCAAACCACACCGATACGCTTATCATTAGGGTCAGCAAGTGTCCGACTAGCGGCTTTAACTGCCTTATTAACCATGTAGTACTGGTGGTAAGCCGCCAGAATCTTGATTGTATTATCTCCATCAGTTTCAAAAATAATGAAGTTTTCAATTAAATTAAGTAGAGCCTTAGGTGTCAGCATATGCTTAATCATTATCTCTAACTCAAGATCATTACCAGTATTAATATCTTTGGGTGCTCGCCAGCGCATAAAGCGATCAAATCCAGCAGTTAAAGATCCAGCTCGAGAATTAATACCATCCGATGCAATCAAAATTTCATTATATTTCAGGTATTCAGGAATCTCAGCTTTATAAGTTTGCAATTGTCGGTAGGCATTTTCAATGCTGACGTTAGGATTGCTAGCATCCTTAAATTCAAATGTCACCACTGGTAACCCATTGACGAAAATAGTAGTGTCAGGGCGCCGTTCACGGCTACCTTTAAAGGTAAACTGATTTGTTGCCACAAATTTGTTATTTTCCACATGGTCAAAGTCAATTGGATAAAGAACTTCCGTTCTGTTTTCACCATTAACTGTTGTTTTAACTCGAATTCCCTCAATCACTAATTTGTGGAAATAGTGATTGTTCACCATCATATCTGGATTATCAGCCAAGCGAGTTAACTGGCGCAAGGCCTCTTTATATATTTCTTCTGGATAACCTGGGTTTAGTTTTTTTAGGGATGACTGTAGTTGTTCTGTTAAAACAGCTACCGCATGGTCATTATTTCGCATCTTGTCAATTTCTGGATTAGGGGAAGTTGGGCTTGGACTTTTATAAACGTCATAGCCAACTTTTTGTAGGGTATCTAATGCCAAATTTTCGACATCAGATTCTAATAAGTATCCTTTTGACACGGCTAATCACCTTCCTTTCACTGGATTTATTGTGTTAAATGCTAATTTACTTAACTTAGCCAATACACTTTTCAAGCATTATTTTCCTGATATAAATACAGGTACAGATAAAATAGGGGACTATATTAAGAATTTCGACAAACTAAGAAAACCACTTTCTAAAAAGCAACGATCAGAAATACCTGGTAAATATAGATACATTGGTGCCACTTCTGTTAATGATCATATTGATAAGGTAGATTGTAAGATTAAATAGAATTCTACCCAGACGAAAAATTTGGATAGAAAAAAGGCAATGGACCCGGTATTGTTTTAAGTGACAAAACTATAAACAATAGGAGTCCATTACCCATGAGTCACATTTTAACATTATCGGATAGAACTGTCATCCAAACGCTGCTTAAGGTTGGTTACTCACAAAAACAAATTGCTAAAGAAGTTGGTGTAGCTCCTTCAACCATCAACTATGAACTAAAGCGCTGTCCTAAGGGATACTATGACGCTGATCAAGCTCAGGAAGACTGCGAAAAGAAGCTAACTCGCCGGGGGCGGAAAACTCTTCTAACAGAGAATTTAAGAGAATTCGTCCGTGGGATCATTCTCGAACAGCGGTGGAGTTTTGAAGTCATCGCGCATATTCTCCAAATGCCATTCAAAACCCTCTATAACTGGCTGGACAAGGGCTGGTTGGACATCAAACGCGAGGTCCTTCCAGACCACGGTGTGCGGTACCGAAAGAGCCACGATGGTCGTGGTCAGTACACACGTGGGGCGAAGTTTATCGACCAACGTCCGGACGAGGCTAACCTGCGTCAAGAGATTGGTCATTTTGAAGTCGATACCATCCTATCAGGAAAAACCAGGGGCGAGGTCCTAGCTACCTTTACTGATCGTAAGTCCCGACTAATGATTATTCGTCGTTTACCGGGACGTGATAGTAAAGCTATGACTAAGGCAATCCTAGAGCTTAACGAGGAGTTGCGCGGCTTGATCAAGTCAATCACTAGCGATCACGGTAAGGAATTCGCAGGCTTCAAGGAAATTGAAGCCTACGGAATTGCCCATTATTTTGCCCACCCGTATGCGCCACATGAACGCGGAACCAACGAACGGTTGAACCGCGAGCTTCGGCTACACATTCCAAAGAACCAGCCAATTGAGAGCGTTACGGACGAAGAGCTGACCATGATCTCAAAGTACTTAAATTGGCGTCCCCGGAAATGTTTGGGATGGAAAACGCCACTCCAAGTCTTCTTTGGTGACTTGTCCGAAAAATTCGATTAATTGTTGCAATCTACCATAAATACAATTTTGATGGAATATATTTACTTCTTGGAGAAGATGGTACTGTTCAAGACGAATATGGTTTCCCTATTTTGCAGTATACGTTTGGAAAATTCTGGCCAAATAATCACGCTCATGTTTTACAAGGGAAAAATGTATCTACAGAATGGCTATATTTATACTTTAGTCAGCGAAACATTTCAGGAATAGTTACAGGAGCGGTTCAGAAAAAGGTATCTCAAAAAAATATGAACTCTCTTAAATTTAAGTTACCAGATAGCCAAGAACTCAAAAAGTTTGATAAAATTATTCAACCATTATTCTCAAAAATAAGAAGTACTAAATTAGAAAATTACCATCTAGAGGAACTCAAAAGGGTATTACTGACTAAGTTATTTTAAGCAACTAAATTAGCATTTATTTGTTCATTTAATCTCATTTTGTCATCAATAATGCTTAATTTATCTGCAATGGATTTTTGTCTCGAATAGACCGGTAAATCTAATTCAATATTCCCCAACTGTTGTGCATTTATATTTGGTCTTGTGCTTCCATCAGAGGCCATATTTTTAATCCACCCCTGACATTTATTAGTTTGTGCAAAATATTTAAAATATTTTGGATATACTTTATCCTCATTCAAGCTAAACTTTACTAGAAATCCGGCATAAACTAACTTGCCATCTCTTTCATCATAAAAATAATTCTTACCAACGCTATTGCCAGTTCTCGCAAAAACAATGTCGTTTTTTTGTAAAAGATATTTCTCATAATCCTTGCTATCAACTGTTTTCATATTTTTGCTTCTAATGTTTCCAAATTCATCTATGTCAGTAATTCTCAAATAGCTAACCTGCTTTTGAGAAACTTTATCCACTGCAGAAGCGTTAATACCATACGAGCCCTTAGTTATTGATATATCTTTTAATTTAACTTTCAATACCTATCATCCCTTCTCACCCAATATATTTTCTGTGAGCTATTTTCACGTTGCTTTGTTTTACCATTGCATAATGCAAAGTTGTATCTATTCGTTCATGTCCTAATAATTTTTGGACCTGTTCTATCGGCATCCCCTTATCAATAGCATTCGTTGCTAACGTTCTTCTAAATTTGTGAGGATGAACCTTTTGCAAGCCTACTATTTTCTTACCTAACTTTTTCAGTCGTCCTTCAATACCATTAATGCTCATTCGTTGATGTGGTAAGTGCAGTGAAACAAATAGGGCTGGGTTATTATCGTGCCTGCTTGAAAGGTAGTTTAGTAAATGAATCTTACTTCTAGCATCAAAATAAACCATCCGTTGCTTACTACCCTTACCCACAACAACACATTCTCGTTCTTCAAAATTAATATCGTTGATATTTAAGTGAACCAACTCGCCAACCCGCATCCCTGTGGAAGCAAGTAAATCAATTAATGCAACATCACGTTTAGATTTACAACTATCCCTTAGTCGTTCTAAATCTTCGTCAGTATATGTCTCTTTAACCTTAGTAGAAGATTTTACTTTATGAATTCGCCTAACTGGACTTTTGATAATAATATCTTCATCTTCAAGCCAACTGAAAAAGCTAGAAAATATACGTCTAATATTATCAATAGTCACCCTACTAGAATTCCTAGACTCCTGATAATCACCAAGATATTTTCGCAAATCTTCTGTTGTAACCTTTTGAATATTCTTTTTTAAGGATGAGTTCATCATAGTCAATGTTGCTTGATAGTACTTAATTGTTTTATCTGAACAACCTTCTACTTGTTTGGCTGCTAAATAATCGCTAATATATGTTTCGTTTTTAGTATCAGATTGATTAGCCGATGCTTTTCCTAGTTTTTGCTGCAGTACCTGTTTTAACTGCAATAGCTGACTATTATCTAAAACTCTTAACATCTCTTGAATAATCTCATCAATCACTGGGTTCATTTTTAAATCTCCTCGTTTTTGATGAAATCATACAACTATACTTGTTAAACTACTAAATGCTAATTTAGTTGCCTAGAAAAGCTTACTCAATAGCTCATTTTTGAGTTCTTTAAGACTGTTAATTTCAAGAATGTTATTAACGTAATTTTTGAAAATTGGAGATATTATTTTATCAAGTCGATCAATTTCTGATTTATGAGGTATTTTAACTTCTGCTTGTTTTAAATCACTTCGCTTGATATGCCCCATAGTGGTCGCTTTACCAGCTGCAATAGATTGAAACTGTCTAAGATAATATTCTGTCCATTTGTATATGAACCACTTTGGATATTTATCTGATGTAACTTTAAATAAGTGTTGATTTAGTCCACATGTAGTTCCAGCCCAAATTTTAACAATTAATGTACCCGACCAAGAAAAAATAATATCTCCTGTTTTTACGATTACATCATTTGAAATTTTTGATGAACATCTATCAGAAGATGAATCTGTAAACCCTTGATTTAATTCCTTGATTTTTAGTACGGGTAGCCCTTTATCAGCACCCTTAGGTCTAAATTTTTGCATTGCCAATCCATTCTTGTAATCAGCGATGTTACTAAGAGAGTCAGTGGTAAATGCGTTGGCCTCTGTTACGTAGCGTTCAAAAATTTCAGACATTAATTCATCTAAATTAGCATTTAATTGTCTATTGATTCGAATTCTTTTATCAATAGTAAGTAATTTACCAGCAATTCTATTTTGCTCATCTAAGCTTGGAACAGGCACTAAAAGTTTTTTAAAATCTGTCTTATTAAATTTTGGTTGTGCACTACCCGAAACAATAGATCGCATTAATGACTGTCCTACAGGGCTAGTAAGATAATAATAATAGTAATCATCATTATACTTAGTACTTATAACAATCGAATTTGGCCCAAGTGACATCGGCAAATGTAATTTTGGCACACGAAATACTGTTCCCAAATGAGCCCCTACATTTGAAATGACAATTTCATTACCATAAAGTTTTGTCTTTTTTAAATAGTCGTAACCATGCTTATCTATATATTGAAAAGGTCCTTTAAATTGATTTCTGTAGTCTGCCAGTCTAATTAAAGCCGCATACCCATTCTGACGATCCTCATAGGTTACATTTTCTTTTAGTGATTTAAAACTTCCATTTGCCACATAATCTGTAACTTTTGTACAAACATTACCTAAACTATCAAATTTCATATCCAAGCTCCTTCAATACATCTTTAATTTCAGCTTGGAGTTTGTTGCTCTCTTCAAACTGCTTCTTTAATTCACCGGTAAGACGAGCCATTTTAACTTCATAAGGTTCTCCATCATCTTCTTGCTTTGCCAAGCCAACATAACGACCGGGTGTTAAGACATAATCATTTTTTGCAATTTCCTCTAATTTGGCAACTTTGCAAAATCCTGGAACATCTTTATATTCCTGACCATTTGTCCCACGATATGCGTGGTAGGTGTCTGCAACCTTCTTAATATCATCCTTTGAGAACTCACGATGGGTCCGATCAACCATTTCACCAAGATTACGTGCATCAATGAAGAGAGTTTCACCTTTCCGTGCTCGCTCATCAGCAGATTCTTTATTCATATCAACAAACCATAAGGAAACAGGAATGCCAGTTGAATAGAACATTTTATCAGGTAAAGCGACGATTGAATCAATCTTATCATCTTCAAGAATTGCTTTACGAATAGCATATTCTTCCTTGATAGAAGTCGATAATGCACCGTTAGCCAAAACAAATCCGGCTTTCCCATCAGGTGCTAGCTTACTAATGATGTGTTCAATCCAAGCATAGTTTGCATTTCCAACTGGTGGAACACCATATTGCCAACGCGCATCATCACGTAGTTTGTCACCATTCCAGTTTTTTACATTAAATGGTGGATTTGCGAGGATAAAATCAAACCTTTCGCCCTTATGCAGATCATTAGTGAAAGTATCACCCTGGTGTGGTCCTAAATTATTGTCGATACCACGAATAGCTAAATTCATCTTGGCTAATTTCCAAGTAGTTGGGTTCGATTCCTCACCGTAAACCGATAAGTCACCGATCTTACCTTGGTGCTCTTGCACGAACTTATCAGACTGGACAAACATTCCACCAGATCCACAGCATGGATCATAGATTCGGCCCTTATATGGCTCAATCATTTCAACAAGTGTCCGGACAATTGAACGAGGTGTGTAGAATTCACCACCTTTTTTACCTTCTTGAGAAGCAAACTCATTCAAGAAGTACTCATAAACCCGACCCAAGACATCCGATCTTTTGGCTTTTTCGTTACCCAAATTAATATCAGAAATCAGGTCGACTACTTCACCTAAACGTGATTTATCAAGGTCTGGTGAAGCATAGTTCTTACTTAAAACGCCACGCAAAGAATCGTTATTCTTTTCAATTGCATCCATTGCATTATCGATAATCTCACCGATTTGCGGTGTTTTAGCAGATTGCTGAATTAATTCCCAACGAGCCCCTTTTGGTACCCAGAAAATATTTTCAGAAAGATACATATCCGGATCCTCGGCATCTTCCGGGTAATCTGATTTCAGCAATTCTTCATGCCTAGTTTCAAATGAATCAGATACATACTTAAGGAAGATTAAGCCCAGGACAACATTACGATATTCAGAAGCATCCATGCTACCACGCAATGCATCAGCCGTTTTCCATAATTTATCTTCGATACTTAATTCTTTTGACTTGGTTGCCATTCTCACGACTCCTTCACAATTTCCATAATGTCACTAATATCGCAGTTTAAGGCCTTACAAATCTTCAGCAAAACCTCAGTCGTAACATTACCATCTTTTCCTAACTTAGCAATCGACGCTGAGCTAATCCCACTCTTTTCACGTAGATCTTTCTTCTTCCAACCTTTATCAATCAATAATTTCCACAGTTTGTTGTAACTAAAATGCATATAAGCACCTCATTATCTATCATCAAATTTATACAATTTAATTTTACTATACTTATTGGCCGTTTAGAAAGCATAAATTTGTGTTTGCAAATTTAATATTCAAAAAGCTCATTACCATGACAAAGTTAGTCTCAAACTTCTGAGTCATGATAATGAGCTTTTTTATTCATTCAGATTTTCCTGTTTGATAATTGGCCAAATATTGGCATGTTTCATCGACCAATGTCGCCGGTAAAATTCTAAGGGCTCGATTTGGATTCGATCATGTATCCTATACAATTCCTCCCGCAAAACGCTGCCGAAAATTCGGTAATGAAGGTAAATCCCACAAGTGCCCTCATTAATTTCATCAATTAAACCATAGTAATATTTCTGCTGATCATCACCATTGAATTCATTCCCGAAAATCACTGGATAGTGCTTGACGTTTTTAGATAGGAACCCATCCTGATCCCATATTTTGCCATACAAGCGTTCATCAGTATTTTCACCAAACAGTCTTGATGGATTGTGTTTAATCATTAACCCACCATCATGGCTAAAATCAACATCATCCCGAATAAAGAGCTCATAGTTTTGCTGAGTTTCAGAAACCTTATCTGGTAATACATTAGTTGATATCTTCATCATCTCAGACCGCTGTTGCGTATACAATGGTGGCTTTTTTGTTAGCGCCGTTTTTACCTGAGCTGCTTCATTAATAATTTCCTCTAACAACTTTGCGCACGCATCGCCAACTTGTGCCGGATGCGTTTTGATTCCCGCTGCTTTCAATTGGTGGGAGATTTCTGACCGAGCTCGATAATCCAATTGATCAATACATTTTGCCAACTTGACTGAATCAAGATGTCCAGAAATTCTCCGCGCTAACCGATCAATTGGGGATGCCCCTGTAAAGTATTTCTTAAAAGTATTCTCGTTGTACTGGATCTGATCCTGGTGCTGATCATCAGTCATCAATTCCATAATTTTATTAACACTAGCGGCTTGTGATCCACCTTGTCCTAGATAAGGGCGAAGGATGCCTGCCACTAATGTGAACTGCTTATCGTCGTCCACAAGCTTCACCTACCTCGGTTGGTCAGTTGACCACTACTGACCAATATTTATTGGTTCCGATCGGTATTCGCCCTTACTGACCAGAACCTATCTCCCACATTTACTATGCTAGCAATGTGGTGAAAGCGATTTATACATTTTCATTATAGCAAGTTTTCAACTATATACAAACACATGTTCGCTTTAATCATATGATATGCGCCATTTGATCACGGCGTTCCGACATATTACCAATTGAATAATTTATCTGTAACCAACCATCGGAAGGGCGGCTACAGTACCCAAGCGATTAAATCGTTTAGGTCTGTTTAATGCTGTCTTTCTGGTGGCTTTTAGTATGCCTTCGATTCCTTCGCTTGGGAGATCCAAGAGGAGGAATTTTTTATGAAGAAATATTATGACGACCGCAAGCAGCTCAATATGGAAATCTCTGATGCTGAAGATGGTGTAATGAAAGTCCGACTGCATCAGCCATCCGGCATTAGAGAAATTACTGTCACCGAAGCGACCGGCAAAGAAATCATTGAGCTTAACCGGATTGAATATAACGCCAACCACCGCGAAACTCGCCGGCATGTATCATTGGAAGCTTACGATCCGTACGATGTCCTAGTGTCCGACGATGACGATCCTTACCAAGAAACTATTGAAAAGGAAGAAACTGATCAGCTTTACGAAGCCATTCACCAGCTCAGACCTGAACAGCAAGAATTGCTCTTCAAAAAATACGAGCAGGATATGAAGCAGAATGCGATTGCTAAAGAAGAAGGTGTATCCAAAATGGCCATTACGAAGCGCCTTCAGACTATTTATTGCAACCTTCGAAAATATTTAGAGAAATAATCGTTTACTTTTTCATTTCTTGTGGCCTATCAGTGTAAGGCTATTAAGTCTTACCAATCTAATCAGAAAGGAATCATAACAATGGCAAATAAAATTTCAATTTCAGTCGCCCAGCATCCCCACCAAGATGATGTCGTCAGCATGCGCCAAGTAACAATTCGTGAACATCTGCTGCGCCTGCTGTTTGGCAACCCACACCATTTGATGGTAATCGCACCTGGCAAGGATGTTCGACAGTTACAGATTAATGAAGTAAAGGAGGATTCCTATGAGCGCGATGAATGATCTGGACCTCAAGTTAAAAGAATTGGATGAACAATTTGATCGCCAAGCGAAAGCAGCTGAAAAAGGTCATCAATTAGTCCAAGCAATTCGCCAACAAGTATCCGGAAACAATAAGCCTCAGGCAACTGACGATCGTCCGAAGCGTGACCCGGTTCAAGACAAAGTAACCGTCCGGCAGATGTTGGCCGAGAAATGCAAGAAAGGCTACACCGATCAAATCAAAGATCTCTTGCATAAGTTTGGTGCAGAAAGGCTGTCGGAAGTGGATCCCAAGGATTACGAAGATATTTATTATAGTGCGGAGGGGATCGGGCAATGAGTTCACCAACCCATCACGCATTATTGTCAGCCTCCAGTGCTCATCGCTGGTTAAGTGCTCCACCACTACCACGGTTAGAACAGTACTTTCCGCATCCAACGTCAAACGCTGCTGCTGAAGGCACCGCTGCCCACGCCCTGGGTGAATATAAGATCCATCGCTTGTTAGGTGATCATTTCAAGCGGCCAACTTCTGATTATCAATCTGATGAAATGGAAAGCTTGACCGACGATTATGCCAGCTATGTCATGGAACAGTATCAAGAAGCCAAGCAGTATGCCCAAGACGCCACTATTAGCGTGGAACAAAAGCTCGACTTTTCTAAATATGTTCCCGAAGGCTTCGGTACTGGTGACTGTGTGATTGTTTCCGATCACCTGCTCCACATTATCGACTTCAAATATGGCAAAGGTGTCCGAGTGGAAGCCAAGAACAACCCACAAATGAAACTCTATGCCATTGGTGCCCTGGAAATGTTCGGTAACTTGTACAACGTTGATGAGATCGAAACTACAATTTTTCAACCTCGTATGGCCAATATCAGTACTTGGACGATTAATGCCAAACAGCTCATGCACTGGGCTACCACCGAACTCAAACAAAAAGCTGAATTAGCTTTTGCTGGCAAAGGCACCGTCCATTATGGCCCCTGGTGCCAATTCTCCGCTTGCAATGCTGTGCTGCGAGCCCGTTATGACTATCATCACAAGCTCACTCGTTTTCAGCTTTGTTCTCCTAACCTGTTAACAGATAGTGACGTAGCAGAAGTATTGAATCATATTGATGATCTCAACCGTTGGGCACACGAAGTTAAAGATTACGCTGCCGATCTTGCCATCAATCATGGTAAGCAGTGGCCCGGCTTCAAGATTGTCGAAGGTCGATCAATCCGCCATTACAAGGATGAACAAGCAATCGCTAGAATTGCCGAAGCTAACGGCATTCATGACATTTACCAAAAGAAGATACTGCCTATTACAAAGTTAGAAAAACAGCTCGGCAAGAAGAAATTCACCGAACTGTTCAGTCAAGAAATTGTTAAACCCGCGGGTAAACCAACTCTAGTACCAAATTCTGATCGGCGTCAGAGTATTGGTAAATCAAACCCAAAGGATGAATTTAAGGAGGAAAACTAATATGTCACAAAATACTAAAGTCGTTACTGGAGTCAAAACCCGTCTTTCATACGCTAATGTCTGGGCACCTAAGTCCATCAACGGTGGTAAGGAGAAATACTCGGTTAGTCTGATCATCCCCAAGTCTGATAAGAAAACGGTCACCGCAATTGAAAAAGCTGTTGATGCTGCCATCCAGGAAGGAGTCGGTAAATTTGGTGGCAAGAGGCCTAACAAGGCTACTTTAAAGCTACCCCTGCGTGATGGTGATGTCGAGCGTGACGATGAAGCTTATCAAAACAGCTACTTCATTAATGCTAACTCCATCACCGCACCACAGATTGTTGACAAGCACGTCCAACCAATTCTCGACCAAAATGAGGTCTACAGTGGCTGTTACGCCCGAGTTTCCATTAACTTCTATGCTTTTAACACCAACGGTAACCGTGGAATCGCCTGTGGCCTGGGTAACATCCAAAAGATCCGTGATGGTGAACCGCTGGGTGGGCATGCTAGTGCTAGCGATGACTTCACAGCCATTGACGATGACAGCAATGATGATTTCTTAGCTTAAGTGCATAACAAAAGTGGGCAGTCGTTAATGACTACCCATTTTTTGTAGGACGAATTTACAATTGAAGTGCAACAAGTAAGAAGAAAATAAAAAAGAACTCATAGCCTGAGTCCTGTAAAATGAAGTCACCACAACAAACATCTAAAGGAGATCTTAGGCTATGAGTTCGTACAACCATCTTACCTTAAAAGACCGAGAATGCATACTATTAGGCGTCACTTTGAAGGACACCTATCAAGTTATTGCGCAGAGGGTTGGGTGTTCTAAAGCCACCGTATCGCGCGAGATCAAACGCAATGGCGGTCGTAAGGCTTACTCAGCCGTCAAGGCCCAAGAGAACTATCAGGGACGTCGACTAAAAAGCCGACGTCCTAGGCTTCTAACTAACTTGAAGTTACGGGATTTTATCCTTCACTGTATTGTTCAACGTCAGTGGTCCCCGGAACAGATTTCAGGTCGTTTAGCCCACGAAAACAGCGAATGGCGTATCAGTTATAACACCATTTATCGTGGGATTGAACGCGATAATTTAGGCATCAAACGTAAGAGTCACGGGGCTCGTGGCTTTGCCCGTAAGCTCCGTCACCGTGGTAAAACCCGAAAGGTCAAGGGAACCATTAAGGAACGTCGAGGACGATTTAACGACGTCCCTTCCGTTCATGAACGCCCGGTTTCATGTGAGAATCGAAGCCGGTTTGGTCATTGGGAAGGTGATACAATTCGCGGTAAAACCGGGCGTTCAGCCCTGGTAACCTTAGTGGACCGTAAATCTCGGTATTTATTATCTCAGCGCGTTCTCAAAGTAAACGCCAAGAACGTCACACAAGCGATGATTGACCTCCTGCATACCGTAACGCCTAAACGCGTTCGGACGCTTACGCCGGACCGTGGAACTGAATTCGCAGGATACCGTGAAGTTAGCCAAGAACTAAGCATTCCAGTCTATTTTCCCGATCCCCATGCGCCCCAACAACGGGGAACCAATGAGAATACCAACGGGCTTATCCGTGAGTATTTCCCCAAAGGAACCGACCTAGACCAACTAACTGATCAAGATATCGACAAGTTTGTCAGGGATTTAAATCACCGACCACGTAAGGTCTTAGGCTGGAAGAGTCCATTTGAAGTTTTCTTCGGGACAAAGTTGCGCTTGATTTGACAATTCGTCAGAAAGGATTCCAATGAAACAAATCTCGATTGACATTGAAACATACTCTAGCACCAATCTGAATCAAACTGGTGTTTATCGTTACGCTGACAGTGATGATTTTGAATTACTGCTCTTTGGCTATGCAGTCGATTTTGGACCGGTCACCGTCATCGATCTAACCCAAGGTGAGCGAATTCCGTCTGAAATTATTCAGGCCCTGGATAATCCAAACATCATCAAAAGTGCCTTCAATGCCCAGTTCGAACGCGTATGTTTATCACACTATGTTGGGCACCGCTTAAAGCCTGCTGGTTGGCACTGTTCACGCGTTTGGTCGGCGACTTTAGGTTTGCCATTGTCACTGAAGGATGTGGGTACAGTCCTAGGACTTTCCAGGCAAAAGATTACTGCTGGGAAAGAACTAGTACGCTACTTCTGTACCCCTTGCAAACCAACTAAAGCTAATCAGAACCGTACTCGCAACCTGCCTTACCATGCACCTGACAAATGGCAACAATTCAAGCAATACAACCAACGTGATGTTGAAGTTGAGATGGAAATCACTCAAAGGCTCAGTCGCTTTCCCGTTCCACAAAATGAATGGCAGAATTACTGGATGGACCAAGATATCAACGATCGGGGCATCAAAATCGACCAGCAGCTCGTAGATAATGCTATTAAATGTCAAGCCGAATTTCATAACCAATACCTGGAAAAAGCGAAAGAGTTAACCGGCCTCGATAATCCAAACTCACCCCTGCAATTAAAAGATTGGTTAAACCAGCAGGGAATTCAAGTTGATTCCTTATCTAAGACATCTGTCGCTCAGCTTCTGCAAAATACCACAGGCAAAGTTCATCAAGTACTGACTTTAAGACAGCTCTTATCCAAATCCAGCGTAAAAAAATACCAAGCCATGCAAAAAGCTAAATGTAAGGATGGTCGCGTGCATGGTTTGCTGCAATTTTATGGTGCTAGCCGGACCGGTCGCTGGGCGGGCCGTTTAGTACAGGTGCAAAACCTGCCCCGTAATTCGATGTTGGATTTGGAAGCAGCACGTGAATTGGTCAAGCAAGGCAACTTTTCTACATTGGACATGCTCTACGATTCTATCCCTGATGTCTTATCACAACTAATCCGCACAGCCTTTATTCCGAAAGAAAACTGTCATTTCTATGTTGCTGACTTCTCAGCTGTAGAAGCACGAGTAATTGCCTGGCTTTCTGGTGAAGGGTGGCGTCAGAAAGCTTTTGCTCAGAATAAGGATATTTATTGTGCATCCGCCAGCCAGATGTTCGGCGTGCCCGTAGTTAAACACGGCATCAATGGCAACCTGCGACAAAAAGGTAAAATTGCTGAATTAGCTCTTGGCTACGGTGGTTCAATTGGTGCTCTAAAAGCTATGGGCGCCATCAAACTGGGGCTAACAGAAGATGAACTGCCGTCATTAGTTGAGATGTGGCGACAGGCTAGTCCTCATATTGTCCGTTTCTGGTGGGACATTGATAAAGCCGCGAAAGCATGTATCAAAACCCACCTACCTCAAGAATCCCACGGTATGGAGTTTACCTACCGTAGTGGCTGTATGTTTTTGCAATTACGTTCTGGTCGTTCCCTTTGTTACCCACAACCTAAGATTGGCATAAACCGTTTTGGCAGTGAATCAATTACTTTCATGGGAATCAACACTGTTAAAAAGTGGTCACGGATTGAAACTTACGGAGCTAAGTTAGTCGAAAACATTGTCCAAGCCACTAGTCGTGATCTCTTAGCCGAAACCATGCGCCGTTTGGAAGCTGCCGATAACCCAGTCGTGATGCACATTCATGATGAAGCGGTGATTGAAGCACCAACTAATCGTTCACTCGATACCATGATCAAGATTATGACCGAAGTACCTGACTGGGCGAATGGCTTAATTCTCAACGCCGCGGGTTTTATTGGTGATTTTTACAAAAAAGATTAATTTTCATAGTTTACTTCTCGCCCTCATCTGGCTTATCAGTGAGGGCTTTTTTAGTCCCATAAATTATTAAGAAAGGATCTGAATCTATGTCAGAAGCAACTATAACAATTACCAAGCTGCGCCAAGACAAACCGAATCCACACTACCGACCAATGATCTTTGTCATTGCGCCGTTTACAGAAGTAGTAAAGAGCGATGCCGAAAGTATCAGGACAGCGCGCTCCAACTGCCGTTTTGTCTATCAACATGGCGGCATCCCCGTTTGTCCACAGCTTTACCTACCTCAATTTATTAACCTGCACCATTCGCGAGAATTTCAAGTAGCCGCCTTTATTAACATTGTGCTACTGACTAAATGCGCCGAAGCCTGGTCATTTGGTAAACCGACGCACGATATGTGCTACTTCATCAGCTTTGCCAAACGTAAAAATAAAAATATCCGCTACTTTAATAACGAAATGGAGGCCAACTAAAAATGCATTTTACTTTATCGACGGCGGTTAATTCCGGTCAGGCTAGCAACACGATCTATCCTCATCAACAAACTATCACTAACGCACAGGAATTAGAACAGTCTGCCCATTATGACCATGTCTGCGGTCAATTTAAAAATAACCAACGCGCTATTGCCAACTTCATTAAAGCCGACTGCCTAATTATGGATTGTGATAATGATCATTCTGATGATCCGACTACTTGGATCAAGCCCGCAAACATTGCTAACTATTTCGATGATGTTTCCTACGCCATTACCTTGTCACGCAACAACATGAAAGCCAAGCATCATAAAGTACCCCGGCCTAAGTTTCATGTCTACTTTCCGATTACTGAGATTACGGATGCTAAAACCTATGCTGAACTAAAACACGAAATTCAAGAATACTTTCCCTATTTTGATGATAATGCGCTTGATGCGGCCCGTTTTGTCTTTGGTGTGCCTAGTACTAAAGCCATCTGGCATGATGGTAGCCAAAATGTGGACCAGTTCATGGTTGCCCAACGTTACTTTGAACAACAAGGAGTGGGGGCAATTCATGAAGGCCAGCGTAATGCAACCCTCTCTCACTTTGCTGGTCGCATCATTATGCGCCTTGGCAATACTGCTGAAGCCCAGCAAGCATTTCAAGAAGAAGCTGCCAAGTGCGATCCGCCACTAAGCAAGCAGGAATTAAAAACTATTTGGAATAGTGCTATTAAATTTGGCCAGCGGATGGCAAGCCAAAAGGGATATATTCCACCCGAAGAATACAACCAGCCTAATGATGAATTACAGCCGGCTGACTACTCGGATACTGGTGAATCTTATGTCTTTGTCAACAACTGCAAGAACCGAGTTTGCTACACCAATCAATCAGGATTCATGTGGTTCGATGGCAAGGTTTGGCAAGAGTCTGAACCCTTAGCACTCGGCGAAGTCCAGCGCTTTACCGATAAACAATTGGCCGATGCTCAACTTCGAGTCACTCAAAGTTACCAAGCAATTCAGAACAATGGGGTCGCCAAGGCGCTTCAAACTATGGGTAAAACTAAAGCTAGTCGGACTTTTAACGATGAACAACAGGCAGCGTTCAAGAATTACGAAAATGCTAAAGCTTACGAAGCCTTCATTCTCAAGGAACGCAGCACCCGTGGTATTAACGGGATCTTAACTAATTCTCGACCAAAGCTCGTCAAAGAGATTAATGATTTTGATGCTGATCCGTTTTTGTTGAACACGCCCAACGGAGCTTTCAATTTAAAGAAAGGGATGCACGGTCAACAGGAAATTCAAGCTGATGAATTAATCACCAAATCCACATTCTGTGTTCCTGGTAATCAAGGAGCTTCACTCTGGCAAGAAGCACTCACTACTTTCTTCTGTGGTGACCAAGCGTTGATTAATTACGTCCAAGAAATTGTGGGACTGGTGGCGATCGGTCAGGTGTACCTGGAAGCTCTGATTATTGCTTACGGCAGCGGGAGGAATGGTAAGTCAACCTTCTGGAACACCATCGCTAATGTACTCGGCACTTATACCGGTCACCTCTCAGCTGATGCCTTGACCACTGGTGTCCGGCGAAACGTCAAACCAGAGATGGCTGAAGTCAAAGGCAAGCGTTTAATCATCTCCGCTGAACTAGAAGAAGGTAAGCGACTGAACACTTCCATCGTCAAGCAACTCTGTTCAACTGATGAAATCTATGCCGAAAAGAAATACATGAAACCTTTCTCTTTTACGCCCAGCCACACCATCGTGTTATACACCAATTACCTGCCCCACGTAGGTGGTAATGATGAAGGAATCTGGCGACGGTTAATTGTGATCCCCTTTAAAGCTACGATCGCTAAACGCAATGATATTAAGAATTACGCCCAGTACCTAACCGAAAAAGCTGGGCCGGCAGTCTTGCAGTGGATCATTGAAGGCGCACAGCGAACCATTCAGCAAAATTACCAGTTAACCACCCCCGTTGCCGTAACCAAAGCGGTACAAGCCTACCACGCTGATAACGATTGGCTAGGACATTTTCTTAATGAGAATTGTGAACTTGACCCCAGTTATGAACAAAAGTCAGGCGATCTTTATCAAAAGTATCGCGAATATTGCCAAGTCATCGGTGAATATATCCGCAGCACAACTGACTTTTACACGGCCCTCAAAAATGCTGGTTTTCAACGTCAACACAAACAAAACGGTCGTTTCATCAAGGGACTGCGATTAAAAGTTGAGGCTGATGAATTCCTCAGTTGACTGTCATCGACTGTCACACTTTAAAACTCTAAAAGCTTGATACATCAGTGTTTACCAACCCTAATGACAGTCGTGACACTCTTTTACATTACTTGTATATAGGAATAAAAATAGAAAAAAAGAGGTATAGAGAAGAATAGTAAATCAACTGACACGACCGTCATTAATCCTGACGAATCACTGATAAATCAACGTTTAGAAAGGATTTTATAAATGTTAGAAAAACGAATTGAAACTGCTTTTGTCAAAGCTACTCACCAACGTGGGGGCCTTTGCCTGAAGTTCACCTCCCCATCGATGGCCGGAGTACCTGATCGGCTAGTTCTCCTGCCTGATGGCCACATGGGCTTTGTGGAGATGAAGGCTCCTGGTAAGCATCCCCGCCCGTTGCAAGTACAAAGAATCAACCAATTAAAGCGGCTTGGCTACCAGGTTTTTGTTTGCGACCAGTTTGATCAGATTGGGGGAATGCTCGATGCAATACAAGCCTCATAAGTACCAACAGTACGCTACCCAGTTTATCCTCGATCATCCAGTGGCAGCGATTTTACTCGACATGGGACTCGGTAAAAGTGTCATTACCCTGACAGCTATTAAAAGACTCATCGATCGGGGTGAAGTGCAAAGAGTCTTAGTTGTTGCACCATTGCGCGTGGCAAAACAAACCTGGCCGGAAGAAATTGAAAAGTGGGACCACTTAAAAGGCCTTACCTACTCTGTTGTCACTGGTTCTAGGACACAAAGAATCAAAGCACTACAACAAGATGTCAACATTTATATCATCAACCGGGAAAACTTGAAATGGCTAATTGAATCCTCTGGTACTTCCTTTGACTATGACATGTTGGTGATCGATGAACTCTCCAGTTTTAAGTCCTACCGCTCACAACGCTTCAAAGCCCTCAAACGAGTACGACCCTTGATTAAACGCATAGTTGGCTTAACAGGTACGCCATCTTCTAATGGCTTGATGGATTTGTGGGCAGAGTTCCGCGTACTGGACATGGGCCAACGACTCGGGCGCTTCATCTCATCTTACCGGATGAACTACTTTGACCCCGACAAACGGAACATGTATCAAGTGTTTACCTACAAACCCAAGCCTGGCGCTGAGCAAAGTATCTACCGTGCCATTGATGACATCACCATTTCTATGAAGTCTAAGGACTACTTGAATCTGCCACCATTAACTATGAACACCGTTCCGGTAAAAATGAGTGATAGTGAGCAGGCCATCTACGACGAACTCAATTCCCAACTGGTGGTATCAACGCAAGGTAAACAAATAGACGCCTTGAATGCTGCTAGCTTGTCGAACAAGCTATGCCAAATGGCTAACGGATGCGTTTATGATGACCATCAACAAATTGTGCAGATCCACCAGCGAAAACTCGATGCACTCGAGGATTTGATTGAAGCTGCGAATGGCAAACCAGTACTCGTTGCTTACTGGTTCAAACACGATCTCTCCCAGATCAAGCAACGATTCACTGCTCGCGAGATTAAAACTGTTAAAGACATTCAGGACTGGAACGCTGGTAATATTCCATTGGCATTGATTCACCCCGCTTCTGCTGGTCATGGTCTTAACCTGCAGGCTGGTGGTGCTACCTTAATCTGGTATGGATTAACTTGGAGTCTGGAACTCTACCAGCAAACTAACGCTCGGCTCTGGCGGCAAGGGCAACGTCAACCAGTAGTTATCCATCACATCATCACTGAAGGCACCATTGACGAAAACATTCTGGTGGCCCTGAAACGCAAAGACAAAACCCAGTTAGCTTTGATTAACGCAGTGAAAGCCAACCTGAAAGGAAGTGTTATGGAATGAGTATCATGTGGAACTACTTAGACAAACGGCGAGCAACCGTTGCAGCCTTGAAAGATTACGATGGTATGAAGTTCATCATTGACTCTTACCAAGACGACCTGAAGCTAGCCAAGGAACAAATGATTGGTGTCAGTTCGCCACGCTACGGTTTCGTACCTGGCAGCAGTAAAAAAGATAACCCAACTGAGCATCGCCTGCTGCATGGCATCGACCAGACAACCAAGCTGAATGAACGCTACCAGCAAGCCCAACTTTACTTCAAGTGGTTCGAGCCAGCCTGGCAAGAGTTATCTGAAGACGAGCGCTTTGTTTTAGATGTCTGCTATCGCACTCCAAACCAGTCAATGAACGAGGGACTAACCATCGTGATGGACAAGTACTTCATTGCGAAAACCACTGCTTACAATCGAAAGAATAAAGCACTCGACCACCTTACCCTCCTGCTTTACGGAGCACACCATTAATGAGGTAAAACGGGGAACAAATAGAAGCCTTATTCATGTTACGATGATAGTGTAGAAAATTAAGACAAGGCATTTACTTTATAACACTGAGGCCTGGCAGTTTATCCTGCTGGGCTTTTCTTATGCCCTCAGAAAGGAGGAGTGTCATGCCTTACTCACCCAAGAAACCCTGTCGTTACCCCGGCTGCCCGCGACTGACTCACAACACTTACTGTGACGTCCACGCTAGGCAAGTCAGCTCTTACTACAATCAATACCAACGACCAAAGCGAATCCGTCCCCGTTATCATCGTGGCTGGCCAAAGATCAGGCAGCGATATCTGCTCCGCCACCATTTCTGCGAGATGTGCTTGAGCCAAGGCAGGTACACCCAGGCCACTGAAGTCCATCATGTCCTTCCTTTAGAACACGGTGGAACCAATGATTTCAATAATCTGATGGCATTATGCAAGCCTTGTCACTCCCGCATCACCGCTCAGATGGATGATCGTTGGCACAAAGCACCACGTCAATATCATTACTAAACCACGGAGGGGGCCATCGAATCCTTAAAAATTTTTCACGCGGGAGCGGGCCTGGGCCTTCGTGTACAAAAAATCGAAATCAAAGAGGGTATTACCTCTTAACCGAGAGGAGGGATATGTTTGGCTAAAGATGGTACGAATCGGGGTGGCGCTCGGGTTGGTGCTGGTCGTAAATCTAAATCACTTCACGACAAAATTCAAGCGGGTCAGGATGCCCAGGTGATTGACCTACCCACTCCAGCCAATTTAGAAGGCCATGTAATGCCACCTGTGAAAAAGTACCTCAAGGCCAAGCAGAAAAACGGTTTAGAGTTTGACGCTGCTGATATTTTTAAGGAAACCTGGAAATGGCTCGTTGAACGGGGGTGCGAAAAGCTGGTCAACACTCAACTGATTGAACAGTATGCGGTAAGCGTTAGTCGTTGGATTCAGTGTGAAGAGTGCATCTCAAAGTTTGGTTTTCTTGCCCGCCACCCGACGACTGGGAATGCAATTGCTTCCCCTTATGTATCAATGAGTCGCGACTACATGAAGCAATCCAGCCAATTATGGTTTCAAATTTTTCAGGTTGTTAAAGAAAACAACGCTACTACTTACCAAGGATCTACGCCACAAGACGATGTGATGGAACGCTTACTCCGTTCACGGAAAGGAATGAACTAATGAAATTTGTTAAAAAGAAAATAGATGATCTCATCCCCGCTGACTATAATCCACGTAAAGATTTGCAGCCGGGTGATCCCGACTACGAAAAGTTAAAGCGTTCAATGAGAGAATTTGGATACGTTGATCCAATCATCTGGAACCAACAAACTGGTCACGTAGTCGGCGGACACCAGCGATTAAAGATTCTTCATGATGAAAGGATCGAAGAAGCCGAGTGTGTAGTCGTTAGCTTAGACAAGGAGAAAGAAAAAGCGCTGAACATTGCGCTCAACAAGATCAGCGGTGATTGGGATAAGGATAAGTTAGCTTTGTTGATGACTGACTTGCAAGCTAGTGATTTAGATGTTTCATTAACTGGTTTTGATGAGGATGAAATATCTGACTTGTTAGGAACTGAAGAAGATACTCATGATGATCATTTTGATGTTGATAGTGAACTTAATAAACCGACTTTTTCCAAAAAAGGTGATCTCTGGCACCTTGGTCGGCACACACTGATTTGTAGTGACGCCACAAAAAAAGAAAGCTATCGAAAATTACTTGGCAATAACAAGGTTAACCTAGTACTTACTGATCCACCCTACAATGTTGATTATCAAAGTAAAGCAGGTAAGATCAAAAATGACCATCAGGATGATGACAAGTTCTATCAATTTTTACTAGCTGCTTTCCAAAACATGAATAACGCAATGGCCAATGATGCCAGCATCTATATTTTCCATGCTGATACCGAAGGACTGAACTTTCGGCGGGCATTTCAAGATGCTGGTTTTTATTTGTCAGGATGTTGTATCTGGAAGAAACAATCCCTAGTCTTAGGACGTTCGCCATATTGGTCCCCTGTCAATAAAATAGACAATTTAAATAGAGACTTTTTTGTCCTATGCCACGACTAAATTTTGAATTTTAGTTTGATACTCATCTTCAAGTTGCTTTGGTGATTTGAATCCACAGTGACTGTGAATTCTAACTGTGTTGTAAAACGTTTCAATGTACTGAAAAACTAGTCGTTTAGCTTCGGAGTATGAATGGATTTTAAACCGATTTATCCATTCACGCTTAATCAAGGCATGAAACGACTCAATGCAGGCATTATCCCAAGGATAAGCTTTCTTTGAATAGCTTAATGTCATGTTAGCTGTAACTTGATTGTAAGCTTCAGACGTAAACTGACTACCACGATCACTGTGCATGATTAATGGCTTGCTAATATGGCGACTGTGCTTAGCCTTTTCAATAAGTGGGATGACATTCGATACCTCCAAGGTTTCAGATAAGTCCCAACCAATGATCCGTCGGGAGTACAAGTCCATAATACTGGTTAAATAAACGAATCCGTCATGAACTGGAATATAAGTGGTGTCAATGCACCAAACGGCGTTTGGTCGCAATGGATTGAACTGCTCGTCTAAAATATTTATTAGCTGTTTATCAAACTTAGAATTGCGAGTGGTAGTCGTCCAAGGGGTTAGGTAAACGGCGTGAATGCCAAGTTCACGCATATACTTACCAACAGTTCGTTCAGCGATCTTATATCCTTTTGAGCGAAGTTCTTGGGTGATTTTGCCGGCACCGTAAATACAAAGGCTTTTGAGCCAAATTGCTTTAATTTCACCTTGAATAAACTTCTTCCGAAGCTTTCGCGGTGATTGGTGATTATGACGCTTTTCTCGTTGATAGTAACCACTTCTTGAGATTCCAACATAATCACACATACCATTGATGGAAGGGTGGGATTCCAAAGCGTGCTGAACGTCCATTTCTTGGTATACCTTTTCGGTAGTTACTTGCTCAGAATCCCGATTGATTTTTTTAATACTTCGATCGCTCCTTCAGCGTCACGAAGTTGACGCTTTAGTCGTGCAATCTCCTTGTCCTTATCGCTGGCAAAATTACCAGAGCCACTGCCAAACTCCCCAGTCTCAGTAAACAGCTTAATCCATTTATGTAATGTACTAGCCCCAATACCTAGATTCTTACTTATTTCATTCATGGTCATGTGATCCTTGTTATCTAAGTAATACTGAACGGCCTGTTCCTTAAATTCCTTGTCATAACTGTGCTTCGTCATTATTTGATCCTCCAATTTACTTCCTTAATTATACTAAATCAGAGTCTCTATTTAACTTGTACACTTTTTATTCTAGGCCCATATCAATGGCAACATGAACCAGTCCTGTATGGCTGGAAACAGAATGGTAAACACGAATGGTACACCGGTCGGAAGGAATCTACCATATGGGAATTTGACCGACCAAAGCAAAGTAAGGAACATCCAACAATGAAACCTATTCCATTGCTTGCCTATCCGATCATGAATTCAACGATGTCAAACTGCACAGTACTAGATCCTTTTGGTGGTTCTGGATCTACTCTCATTGCTTGTGAACAGACTAATCGAGTTTGTTACATGATGGAACTAGATCCAAAATATTGTGATGTAATAGTCAATCGTTACATCGAACAAGTTGGGCCTAATAAGGAAGTTATCGTAGAAAGAAATGGTAAATCAATTCCTTACAGTAAGGTGAAAATGCCAACCTAATGCACTGAAAAGCCTTGCTATCTGTACCTTTTAGAGTGATGTATACAGTGATCAAACAAGGAGGTACAGAATATGGAAATTAATTTTAATGTTCATGGCCAAGAACGTAAAAAGCTAGTCGAACTGATTGCTGACTATGCCCGGCAAAAAGCTGAATATCAGTACACACCAACCTACGCGTACAAGATTGGTAAATACACTGTCAGTAAAGATGGGAATCTTTCATCCCCTGATGAGATTCCATCCGACCTAGTCGACAAACTTAAAGAACTTGGTTTCCAGCCCGCTAACATTATCAAATTGCATCTTGCTTACTGCCGGAACGACTTTACCGATCAGGCCTTAGAAAACCTGCGCCATCTAATTTGGTCCAAAGGACAGTTAATCAAAGATGCATGTCAGCTCGATTCACTGCAATTAGATGTTGATGAACAACAAGTGACATTCAACTGGTTCAATAAGGTAAAAATGGAGGAAGCTTCAGCTTATCAACAATTTGCCGACAAACTTGTGCGATATGCAAAAGATCATCAACGGATTATGTCAGAACCTCATGAAGAAAATAATGAGAAATATGCATTCCGTTGTTTCCTACTACGTCTAGGGTTTATCGGTCCCGAATACAAAATGCAACGGAAAGTATTGCTACGAAATCTAACCGGATCATCGGCTTTTAAGAACCAGGAGGCCTAATCATGAGCAGAATCAAGGATGAATTAGCTAGACGTGACCGCATCCGTCAGCAAATCTTACAAATTCGCAATACTGGCGAAGTAAACATGTTTGACATCGAAAACGTGAAGCGCCTGGCCTATTACTATAATTGCCATGAATTGATCAACTATTTGAACACTGATCGAGCTGGGTACGTCAACCTGATTTTGACCGGCAAATTCAATTAATCAAGTTAGCATTGGGTTCAAGCTCAGTGCTTTTTTAGTATTAGCGAAAGGAAGTGATGCTTTCTTGAGAAAGTTAAAAGATTATAAGCCAACTCGTTTTATGGCTAAAGATTCCACTTACAACAAAGATGCAGCCGATTTTGCAGTTTCTTTCATTAAATGCCTCTGCCATACCAAAGGAACCTGGGCGGGTAAACCATTTGAGTTGATTGATTGGCAGGAGAAAATTATTCGTGACATCTTCGGTATTTTGAAGCCTGATGGTTACCGTCAATTCAATACCGCTTATGTTGAAATTCCTAAGAAACAAGGAAAATCAGAACTGGCGGCAGCAGTTGCCCTTTTGCTTTGTTGTGCAGATGGTGAGGAGCGGGCCGAGGTTTACGGTTGTGCTGCCGATCGGCAACAAGCTGCAATTGTTTTCGACGTAGCTGCCGATATGGTACGTATGAACCCTGCTTTAAAGAAAAGATGTAAAATCCTCGCTTCACAAAAGCGGCTGATTTATGAACCCACCAATAGTTTCTATCAGGTTCTATCTGCAGACGCCTATTCTAAACATGGGTTCAATGTGTCAGGAGTTATTTTTGATGAACTACATACTCAGCCAAACCGGAAACTATACGACGTCATGACGAAAGGCTCGGGGGACGCCAGAACACAACCTCTTTATTTTCTAATAACCACTGCTGGTAATGATGAAAATTCTATCTGTTATCAGGTCCATCAAAAAGCCATCGATATTATGAAAGGTCGCAAACACGATTCTCGCTTCTACCCTGTTATTTATGGAGCTAGTCAGGATGAAGATTGGTCGAGTCCAGAAGTTTGGAAGAAAGCTAACCCTTCATTAGGCATCACCGTGAAAATGGAGAAAGTAAAAGATGCCTTTAATTCAGCTAAAGAGAACCCAGCCGAAGAAAACACTTTTCGACAGCTTCGTTTGAACCAATGGGTAAAGCAGGACGTTCGTTGGATGCCGATGGATAAATGGGATGACTGTGCCTTTCCAGTTGATCCCGATGGATTACGTGGACGAGATTGTTATGGTGGATTGGATCTTTCATCCACCACTGATATTACGGCTTTCGTTCTGGTTTTTCCGCCGCGTGATGACTCTGAAGGCTATACCCTGCTTCCTTACTTTTGGATTCCTGAAAATAATGTTGATTTGCGGGTACGCCGTGATCATGTTCCTTACGATATTTGGAAGCAGCAAGGTTATCTGCAAACAACAGAAGGAAATGTGGTTCACTACGGATTCATCGAACATTTTATTGATGATCTGGGAAAGAAATATCACATCCGTGAAATTGCTTTCGACCGGTGGGGAGCTGTCGAAATGGTTCAAAATCTTGAAGGTATGGGATTCACCGTGGTCCCATTTGGCCAGGGATTTAAGGACATGACGCCTCCAACTAAAGAACTAATGCGATTAACTCTGGAAAAGAAGATCGCTCATGGCGGTCATCCGGTCTTGCGTTGGATGATGGATAATATCTATATCCGCACTGACCCAGCCGGAAATATTAAACCGGATAAGGCTAAGTCAACCGAAAAAATTGATGGCGTAGTGGCCACCATTATGGGACTGGATCGTGCTATCCGAAATGAGGATAATGGTGATTCTGTTTATGATGGTCGAGGCCTATTGATGTTGTAATTGCGTAGGACTGAAAGGAGTTGATGCCATGGGTTTATTTAATAAATTATTCCATACCAATAAAGCTTCACCTAAAAACACCTTGTCTAGCACCATGTCATTTTTCTTCGGCAGTTCGATGGCTGGCCAAAATGTGACCGAACGTACTGCAATGCAAAATACTGCAGTTTATGCTTGTGTTCGAGTCTTGGCTGAAGGATTAGCTGAACTACCACTTCATATTTATCAATACACCAGCGATGGTGGTAAACAGCGGGCAATTAACCACCCGCTTTATTTTTTGCTTCATGATGCGCCAAATCCAGAAATGACCAGTTTTATCTTTCGTGAAACCATGATGAACCATTTATTGCTGTGGGGTAACGCCTATGCACAAATCATTCGCAATGGTCAAGGCGAGATCACTGGGCTCTATCCTTTGATGCCTGATCGAATGGACGTTAACCGTGCTGCCAACGGTGAAATCTACTACACCTATACTCGCAACTACGATGATTACCAGGCAAAGAATAAATCGAAACAAGTAATTCTCTTGTCCGATGAAGTCCTTCATATCGCAGGGTTAGGATTTGATGGTTTGATCGGCTACAGCCCTATTGCTATGGCTAAGAATGCGATTGGATTATCCATGGCCGCCGAACAATATGGAGCCACTTTCTTCAAAAATGATGCCACGCCTGGTGGTGTTCTCGAGCATCCTAATGTAGTCAAAGATCCTGAACGGCTTCGGAAAAGTTGGCAGTCACAATTTTCGGGATCTAATAATCACAGCATTGCTGTCTTGGAGGAAGGAATGACTTTTCACCAGCTTTCCATTCCACCTGACCAAGCGCAATTTCTTGATACCCGAAAATTCCAACTCGACGAAATTGCCAGAATTTTTCGTGTACCACCGCATATGGTTGGTGACCTAGATCGTTCGACTTTCTCAAATATCGAGCAACAATCACTCGAATTTGTAAAGTACACCCTGAACCCTTGGTGTATTCGCTGGGAACAAGCTATGAATCAACAGCTACTTTCCGCTGATGATCAACGAAAGTTTTTCGTTAAATTCAATGTTGATGGACTACTACGTGGTGATTACGAAAGCCGGATGAATGGGTATGCCATTGGTCGACAAAATGGCTGGTTATCTGCTAATGACATTCGTGAGTTAGAGGATCTCAACCGTATCCCTGCTGATGAAGGTGGTGATCAGTACTTGGTTAACGGTAACATGCTGCCACTTAACCAAGCCGGTAATTTCTATAACACGCAAACAACCAAAGAAAGTGAGGAACCAAAAGAATGAAACGTTTCTGGAACTGGAAACAAAATGGTGATCAGCGGCAACTAGCTATCTCTGGGGTAATTGCTCCTGATAGCTGGGTGCATGACGATGTTTCACCACAGGTATTCCAAGACGAACTTAATGAAAGTCAGGATCCAATCGATCTCTGGCTGAACTCCCCTGGTGGTGATTGTACCGCTGCCAGTCAAATTTATACCATGCTGATGAATTACCCGAATGAAGTCAATGTCAAAATCTCAGGTATTGCGGCATCTGCTGCTTCGGTAATTGCGATGGCTGGAACTACTGTTTCAATGGCTCCTGCGGCTATGCTAATGATCCACAATCCACTGACTATTGTCGGCGGTCAAGAAAGAGATCTCGACCACGCTGCGCAAATGCTAGCTGAAACCAAGGAGTCGATCATCAATGCCTATGAGCTGAAAACCAACCTGCCCCGTGAAAAGATTTCAACAATGATGGATAACGAAACTTGGATGAACGTCAATAAAGCTATCGAATTAGGCTTTGCTGATGCCATGCTGGGTGACAATAAGAATGTCACAGATTGTTACTCGTATTCCGATAAGCAATCTGACCTGGTGTTATTGAATAAACTCAAGCCTAAAGCAAAATCTACTATTTCTGTAAAGTCGCTGCAAAAGCGGCTTTCTTTGTTATCACACTAATTTAGGAGGAACTTATCAATGAACAAGATTACTGAATTACAAGAAAAGCGTGCCCGTATTTGGAAGCAAGCAAAGTATTTCCTGGACACTAAACAAAAAGAAGCTGATGTACTTTCTGCTGAGGACAACGCTACCTACGAAAAGATGGAACAAGACGTCGTCAACTTGGGTAAGGAAATCGATCGGCTCCATAAGCAAGCCCAAATTGAAGCAGAACTCAATCAGCCCACAACTAAAGCCCTTACTAATACCCCGACTGCTGGAGAATTACCAAAGGGTCAGGATGCTTATGCGCAGAACTTTTGGCAAATGATGCGTGGTCATGCGGTCGTTGATGCACTAAAAGAAGGTACGGATCCAGATGGTGGCTTCCTAGTGCCAAATGAGTTTGAAAATCAACTGATTCAAAAGCTTCAAGAAGCCAACGTCCTGCGAACCATCAGCCATGTCATTCAAACCAATAGCGGTGAACATAAGATTCCGGTTGTCGCGAGCGAAGGAACAGCTGCTTGGCTCGAGGAAGAAGCAGCCTACACAGAGTCCAACACGCAATTTAGTCAGGTGTCACTAGGTGCCCATAAGTTAGGAACCCTAATCAAAGTGTCGGAAGAATTACTAAACGATTCCGCATTTGATTTGATGTCCTATCTCTCTGATGAATTTGGCCGCCGACTCGGTAATGCCGAAGAACAAGCCTTCCTAACGGGTACCGGCACTGGCCAACCAACTGGTATCTTAACCGACACTAATGGTGCATCTGCGGGATCCACAGCTGCTAAGGCCGATACATTGACTTTTGATGATTTGATCGAACTTTTCTATTCCTTAAGAGCACCATACCGTCAAAATGCTGTTTTCTTAATGAATGATGATACCGTGAAAACCATTCGCAAAATGAAGGATAAGAATGACCAGTACATTTGGCAACCTTCCGTTCAGGCGGGCCAACCAGACCGAATTCTTAACTGTCCGGTTTACACTAGTCCATTCATGCCGACATTGGCTGCCGCCAATAAGCCGGTGCTTTTCGGTGACTTTAACTACTACTGGATTGCTGATCGTCAAGGTCGAACCTTTAAACGTCTTAATGAGCTTTACGCCGTAACTGGTCAAGTCGGTTTCTTGGGCTCGCAACGAGTAGATGGCAAAGTCATCCTCCCAGAAGCCATTAAAACTCTTGCCATGGCTGCTAAGTAGAAAGGACTGATGAAATGTGGCTGCTATTACTTTGGCCGAAGCAAAAGCCTACCTAAGGGTAGATAACACTGTTGAGGATGACCTCATCACAAAGTTGATTGGATCGGCAACAGCTACGGTCGAGAATGTGCTTCGCCAACCACTATCAGCGTTTGATCCCCTCCCTGATGATATTCATACCGCCATTCTCTATACAGTGGCTTACCTTTATGAATATCGGGAAACGGCTGATTTTGATGCCATGATCAAGTTTCTCCGGGCCATCTTGTCCCCTTACCGGAAGGAGGAGTTTTAATGCAACAGCAAAATAAACGTGTCAGTAAGATTGCTGATATTGGTGAGCTAGATCGTCGCATTACGCTAATGAAAAAGAAATATGTCGGTGAAAATCCTAATACTGGAATGTCGATGTACAAGGATGTTCGCCTGGGCGATGTCTGGGCAAAAGTTTCTGCCCTGCACGGTCAAGAGTATTACACGGCGGTATCCGTTAAACTGGAAAAGCAATTGTCCTTTATTATCCGATATCGCGATGATGTTGACGAAGAAACCAACATTTGGTTTGAAGGCCATGGCTATAACATTGGTTTTATTGATGACGTCAAGTATAACCACGAGTATATGGAGATCAAGGCTGAATATTCGAGAGGAGTTGATAATCCGAATGAAGACAACTAGTTTAACGGTAATCAATACTTGTTTTGGAGCTATTGGAGCCTTTCTTGGCTGGTTTCTAGGAGGACTCGACGGTTTCTTATATGTTCTCCTGATTTTTATGGTCGTGGACTACATCACTGGGGTCCTTTGCGCAGTTAATGAGCATAAATTATCCAGTGAGATTGGGTTTCGCGGGCTTACTCGCAAAGTGCTAATTCTACTGTTGGTTGGCATTGCACACTGCCTTGATATTTACCTATTAAAGAACGGTTCTGCTATCCGCACTGCTACTATTTTCTTCTACATTTCTAATGAAGGTATTTCGCTGTTAGAAAATACAAGTCGATTAGGATTACCCGTACCTGATAAATTGAAAAGTGTTCTCCAACAATTGCACGATAAGGACGATAATAACTAACTTTTGCCTGTGGACTTCGGTCTGCAGGCTTTTTGTTGTTTCTATGATAAAATATCATCAGGTCGGAAGTGATGGGGCGCTCCCAAAACAGAAGGCTTAGCAGTAAATGTGGCTACACACCCCTCAAATAATCTGAACTGTGGAGGTGAAAGTCATGTTAATTAGGAAAAGACTGGAGGAGTGGCAATTACTGCCGCCATAGTTATCGTGGCAATCGGCCAGCTAGTCATTGACTGTGCTAAAGCCTACGCGATAATAAAAAGCTAACCATAACGGTTAGCTATCCTTCAGTCACCTGAACTGCGTTTGAGGGTAACAAGGTGCGACTCGTTACTCTATTTTCATTTACAATGATATCTAATCTATTTTGATTTTTCAACTTTTAGCTGGCAGTTTTCTGTCAGCTTTTTTCTTTTATCATGGTTTACTTTTCGACCTCCGCTGGCTTATCAGTGGAGGTAATTAAACATGGTAAAGAAAGTACAACCAGTGACCCATCAACCACTAATAACAACAAGTGAGAATATCAGTTCAGAGCAATTATTGAATGATTTGCACTATCAACAATCAAAACAGATCATCCAGAATCTGCTTAATAAAGGCTTAATCTCGCCCACCGAATTTAAGGGCATTGATGCCTTAAATAAGCAGTCATTTCCACCATTATTAGGGCCCGGAAACGTTGATACATCAAAGCTCTAGAGCTAACATACCACACTGATGAAAGGAGGTTTGTCATGTCGACCATTACTAAAATTCAAAGCTACCAACGTGATGTCAAGCAACTTCGTGTGGCGGCCTATTGTCGGGTTTCGACGAACAATATTGAACAACTGGAAAGTCTTGAAAATCAGCGTGAACATTATCAAAAATACATTAGCAATCAGCCAAACTGGCAGTTAGCTAAGATCTATTATGATGAAGGAATCTCAGGTACCAAATTGACGAAGCGTGATGCCCTAAAAGAATTACTAACAGATTGTCATAATCACCAAATTGACCTCGTAATTACCAAGTCGATCAGTCGCTTATCACGGAATACAACCGATTGTTTACGAATCGTTCGAGAGTTACAACAGCTGAACATCCCGATTATCTTTGAGAAGGAACACATTAATACCGGAGAGATGGCCAGTGAATTATTCTTGTCCATCTTCAGCAGCCTTGCCCAAGACGAATCCCACTCGACGGCAGGTAATTTGCGTTGGGCGATCAGGCAACGGTTTGCTAGTGGTAAGTTCCACGTATCTTCAGCACCCTATGGCTATTCAATTAAAGATGGCAACTTAGTCATCAACCATACTGAAGCCAAGACTGTACGACAAGTCTTTCAACGCTTTTTAAGTGGCATATCAGCCAGCCAAATAGCTAAAAAATTAAATCAAAAGCAGGTGCCGACAAAGCGTGGCGGACAATGGCGCAGCAACACTGTGATCAATATTTTACGAAATATCAATTACACCGGTGGCATGCTTTGCCAGAAAACCTACCGTGACGATCAATATCACCGTCACTTTAATCAAGGCGAAATAACCCAATACCTAATTGAGGATCATCACCCAAGTCTGATTAATCATAGATCTTACCATCGGGCTCAAGTATTGATTAAGGAAGCAGCACAAAAGCACCACATTGAAGTTGGTAGCCATAAGTATCAACAACATTATCTTTTTTCTGGAAAGATCACCTGCGGCTATTGCGGTACAGTTTTCAAGCGACAAACGAGGCCGCATAAAATCTGCTGGGCCTGCCAGCAACATTTGAAGTCAGCTCAACAGTGTCCAGTTAAAGCAGTCAGTGAAAAAAGTTTGGAAGCTGCCTTCTGCAATATGATAAATGAGCTAGTTTACAGTGAGAAGTTCTTACTGCGGCCATTGTTAGAAGGCCTGAAAGAAGAAGCTAATGCCAATAGCGATGGTCAACTGATTTCTTTAACTAAGCAAATCAAAACAAATGACCACAAAGCTGAAACGCTCACCGAATTGATGCATGCCAGCTTACTAGATAAAGCGATCTACGTCAACCAAACTGCGAAGCTCGAACAAGATACCTATCAATGTCGGGAGAAGATTAAACAGCTTAATGGTCAAAATACTGATTCAGCAAATAACTTTGAGGATGTTCGTGCCTTGTTGCGTTGGTGCCAGCAAGGCCAAATGCTAACAGAATTTGACGGCACCCTATTTCAGGAATTTGTCCGACAGGTGGTGGTAAACAGTTCAAACGAAGCAACTTTTAACTTGAAGTGCGGACTGTCACTACCCGAAAAGCTAAACAAAAATGCCACTATCGATGGACACTTTTATCGTGACATCATCAAACAACGTTACAACGATCCAATCAAACAAACAGAATATTTGTACAGTATTATCGAAAGTGAAGGTGATTTAATTGGGTAAAGTGAGAATCATTCCCGCTCATCAGCAAAAGGGCAATAGTGTTCAACCGCAACAAAGCAGGCAACCATTTGAACAACTCCGCGTGGCTGCCTACTGTCGAGTTTCAACGGATTACGATGAACAAGCCAGTTCTTATGAAACTCAAGTGGTCCACTACAAAGAATTAATTCAAAAAGAGCCAACCTGGGAGTTTGCAGGCATCTACGCCGATGATGGGATTTCAGGGACTAACACTAAGAAGCGGGAACAATTTAATCAGATGATTGCAGCCTGCAAAGCCGGTAAGATTGACTTGATTGTTACTAAATCAATTAGTCGGTTTGCCCGAAATACTATCGATTGCCTGAAGTATATCCGGGACTTAAAAGCTATCAACGTGGCAATCTTCTTTGAAAAGGAGAACATTAACACCATGGACGCTAAAGGTGAAGTGCTGATTACCATCATGGCTTCCCTCGCCCAGCAAGAAAGTGAGTCCCTATCGCAAAACGTTAAAATGGGAATTCAGTACCGCTACCAACAAGGTAAGATCTTCGTCAATCACAACCACTTTCTCGGTTATACCAAGGATGCTCAGGGTAATCTGGTAATTGAACCGGCAGAAGCTAAAATCATCAAACGGATCTTCTATAGCTATCTAAACGGGATGAGTATGAAACAAATCGCGGATTCACTTAAAGCTGATGGTATTTTAACCGGTGGTAAAACAAAGAACTGGCAATCCAGCGGTGTTTCAAGAATCCTAAAGAATGAGAAGTACATGGGTGATGCTCTATTACAAAAGACTTACACTGTTGATTTTCTAAACAAGAAACGCGTAAAGAATAATGGGATTATGCCCCAATACTATGTGGAAAACGACCATCCAGCGATTATTCCCAAGCCGGTATTCATGCAAGTCCAGCAGCTCATCAAACAACGGCAAAACGGGATCACTACTAAGAATGGTAAGCACCGTCGACTTAACGGCAAATATTGTTTCTCTCAAAGAGTATTCTGTGGAAAATGCGGCGATATTTTTCAACGGAATATGTGGTATTGGCCAGAAAAGGTAGCAGTCTGGCGCTGTGCTAGCCGAATAAAGCGAAGTAAATCTGGACGGCGATGCATGATTAGAAATGTCAAAGAGCCCCTTCTCAAAGAAGCAACTGTACAAGCTTTTAATCAGCTCATTGAAGGACATAAGTTAGCTGACAAGCAGATCAAGGCTAACATCATGAAGGTCATCAAAAACTCTAAAGGTCCAACCCTTGACCAGCTCGATAAGCAACTAGAAGAAGTGCAGATGAAATTAATTCAAGCTGCTAACCAGCATCAAGACTGCGACGCACTAACCCAGCAAATCATGGACCTGCGGAAGCAAAAAGAAAAAGTCCAAAGTCGTGAAACTGATCAACAAGCCAAACTACACAACCTTGATGAAATCAACAAATTAGTCGAATTGCACAAGTATGGCTTAGTTGACTTTGATGAACAATTGGTTCGTCGTTTAGTAGAAAAAATCACCATCTTCCAACGCTACATGGAATTCACGTTCAAAGATGGTGAAGTAATTAGAGTTAATATGTGAAATTTATGGTGTACGGCACTCAGCTATTTTGGCTGGGTGCTGTTTTTTAGTTTATTAATTTTGGCAGATTGAATTAAATTATCTTGAATCAGTCGCCAAGTGTTTCTGGAAATTAGTGTGCGCGTAACCATGAACGCATCAGCTAATTCACTAGCAGTGGCTTGTCCGTGTTGTTCCAGATAGATTAATTTTCCCACTCACGCATTGAGAAACCAGTTGTGGTCAGCCCTTGCATTAACATCTGGTATGCTTGTTTCTGAATAGCCTGTAGGGTTGCTAAGCTCTCAAACAGGATCTTAGTTTGCCGATGATTTAGCATATAATATCATCCTATTCTTTGCGCTGCCGCTTAGTCATTCCAAAGAGCCCTAACAAACTACTCATGGCTAATAGTAATAAGCCACTCAGCGTCATGTGTTGTTGATCAGTTTCACCAGTTTGAGGCAACCGTTGATCCACAAAATTAGTAGCCGCTGCTTGACCAGCCTGAACCGGCTTTGTTGGCGTCGCTGGTTGACTTGGGTTAACTGGTTTTGCTGGCGTCGCTGGTTGACTTGGGTTAACTGGTTTTGCTGGCGTCGTTGGTTGAATTGGATTAACTGGTTTTGTTGGCGCATCCTTGGTATAAACCACCGTGAAATCAAGATCACTGGAGTCACCACTCACAGTTTGTGCCCCAATTTCAGCTTGATCTGGCGTATAACCCTTAATAACTGGGCTAGTCACTGCCGCAAAGCTTTGATCAGCTGACCAAGACCCATAGGTCTTTTCACCTGTCACCGCATCAGTTGAAACTTGACGCGTAAATTCAACCGGCTTGGCCACATAATCATCATGAGCTGTCGTACCATCTTTGTAGACGTAATGGATAGTTTCATTAATCGTCTTGCTTTCAGTTGTAATAGTTGGCGCATTCTTGGCATAAACCACCGTGAAGTCAAGATCACTGGAGTCACCACTCACAGTTTGTGCCCCAATTTCAGCTTGATCTGGCGTATAACCCTTAATAACTGGGCTAGTCACTGCCGCAAAGCTTTGATCAGCTGACCAAGACCCATAGGTCTTTTCACCTGTCACCGCATCAGTTGAAACTTGACGCGTAAATTCAACCGGCTTGGCCACATAATCATCATGAGCTGTCGTACCATCTTTGTAGACGTAATGGATAGTTTCATTAATCGTCTTGCTTTCAGTTGTAATAGTTGGCGCATTCTTGGCATAAACCACCGTGAAGTCAAGATCACTGGAGTCACCACTCACAGTTTGTGCCCCAATTTCAGCTTGATCTGGCGTATAACCCTTAATAACTGGGCTAGTCACTGCCGCAAAGCTTTGATCAGCTGACCAAGACCCATAGGTCTTTTCACCTGTCACCGCATCAGTTGAAACTTGACGCGTAAATTCAACCGGCTTGGCCACATAATCATCATGAGCTGTCGTACCATCTTTGTAGACGTAATGGATAGTTTCATTAATCGTCTTGCTTTCAGTTGTAATAGTTGGCGCATTCTTGGCATAAACCACCGTGAAGTCAAGATCACTGGAGTCACCACTCACAGTTTGTGCCCCAATTTCAGCTTGATCTGGCGTATAACCCTTAATAACTGGGCTAGTCACTGCCGCAAAGCTTTGATCAGCTGACCAAGACCCATAGGTCTTTTCACCTGTCACCGCATCAGTTGAAACTTGACGCGTAAATTCAACCGGCTTGGCCACATAATCATCATGAGCTGTCGTACCATCTTTGTAGACGTAATGGATAGTTTCATTAATCGTCTTGCTTTCAGTTGTAATAGTTGGCGCATTCTTGGCATAAACCACCGTGAAGTCAAGATCACTGGAGTCACCACTCACAGTTTGTGCCCCAATTTCAGCTTGATCTGGCGTATAACCCTTAATAACTGGGCTAGTCACTGCCGCAAAGCTTTGATCAGCTGACCAAGACCCATAGGTCTTTTCACCTGTCACCGCATCAGTTGAAACTTGACGCGTAAATTCAACCGGCTTGGCCACATAATCATCATGAGCTGTCGTACCATCTTTGTAGACGTAATGGATAGTTTCATTAATCGTCTTGCTTTCAGTTGTAATAGTTGGCGCATTCTTGGCATAAACCACCGTGAAGTCAAGATCACTGGAGTCACCACTCACAGTTTGTGCCCCAATTTCAGCTTGATCTGGCGTATAACCCTTAATAACTGGGCTAGTCACTGCCGCAAAGCTTTGATCAGCTGACCAAGACCCATAGGTCTTTTCACCTGTCACCGCATCAGTTGAAACTTGACGCGTAAATTCAACCGGCTTGGCCACATAATCATCATGAGCTGTCGTACCATCTTTGTAGACGTAATGGATAGTTTCATTAATCGTCTTGCTTTCAGTTGTAATAGTTGGCGCATTCTTGGCATAAACCACCGTGAAGTCAAGATCACTGGAGTCACCACTCACAGTTTGTGCCCCAATTTCAGCTTGATCTGGCGTATAACCCTTAATAACTGGGCTAGTCACTGCCGCAAAGCTTTGATCAGCTGACCAAGACCCATAGGTCTTTTCACCTGTCACCGCATCAGTTGAAACTTGACGCGTAAATTCAACCGGCTTGGCCACATAATCATCATGAGCTGTCGTACCATCTTTGTAGACGTAATGGATAGTTTCATTAATCGTCTTGCTTTCAGTTGTAATAGTTGGCGCATTCTTGGCATAAACCACCGTGAAGTCAAGATCACTGGAGTCACCACTCACAGTTTGTGCCCCAATTTCAGCTTGATCTGGCGTATAACCCTTAATAACTGGGCTAGTCACTGCCGCAAAGCTTTGATCAGCTGACCAAGACCCATAGGTCTTTTCACCTGTCACCGCATCAGTTGAAACTTGACGCGTAAATTCAACCGGCTTGGCCACATAATCATCATGAGCTGTCGTACCATCTTTGTAGACGTAATGGATAGTTTCATTAATCGTCTTGCTTTCAGTTGTAATAGTTGGCGCATTCTTGGCATAAACCACCGTGAAGTCAAGATCACTGGAGTCACCACTCACAGTTTGTGCCCCAATTTCAGCTTGATCTGGCGTATAACCCTTAATAACTGGGCTAGTCACTGCCGCAAAGCTTTGATCAGCTGACCAAGACCCATAGGTCTTTTCACCTGTCACCGCATCAGTTGAAACTTGACGCGTAAATTCAACCGGCTTGGCCACATAATCATCATGAGCTGTCGTACCATCTTTGTAGACGTAATGGATAGTTTCATTAATCGTCTTGCTTTCAGTTGTAATAGTTGGCGCATTCTTGGCATAAACCACCGTGAAGTCAAGATCACTGGAGTCACCACTCACAGTTTGTGCCCCAATTTCAGCTTGATCTGGCGTATAACCCTTAATAACTGGGCTAGTCACTGCCGCAAAGCTTTGATCAGCTGACCAAGACCCATAGGTCTTTTCACCTGTCACCGCATCAGTTGAAACTTGACGCGTAAATTCAACCGGCTTGGCCACATAATCATCATGAGCTGTCGTACCATCTTTGTAGACGTAATGGATAGTTTCATTAATCGTCTTGCTTTCAGTTGTAATAGTTGGCGCATTCTTGGCATAAACCACCGTGAAGTCAAGATCACTGGAGTCACCACTCACAGTTTGTGCCCCAATTTCAGCTTGATCTGGCGTATAACCCTTAATAACTGGGCTAGTCACTGCCGCAAAGCTTTGATCAGCTGACCAAGACCCATAGGTCTTTTCACCTGTCACCGCATCAGTTGAAACTTGACGCGTAAATTCAACCGGCTTGGCCACATAATCATCATGAGCTGTCGTACCATCTTTGTAGACGTAATGGATAGTTTCATTAATCGTCTTGCTTTCAGTTGTAATAGTTGGCGCATTCTTGGCATAAACCACCGTGAAGTCAAGATCGCTAGAATTAGTGTAGACAGTTTGAACTGCAACGCTTGTCAAATCAGAGTTTGGGGCATCATTACTGATTACCTTATAGCCATCAACTTCTGGATTAACTACATCTGCGAAATCGGTACTGTCTCCTTTTGTCCATCCAGCTTCTGTTGGCACACCATTATCATCCAACGTTGCAGTCTTTGCTTTAGTTGAGTAATACGTTGTTGTTGTGTTATCAACTGGATTAGTTACTGACACAAATGTAATTGGATCTGCCGTATATCCTATTGCTACTTCTTTACCATCTTGGTCAATATACTTAATGGTTTCACTAACTGTTTTGCTTGTTTGTGTGTACGCTGGTGCATAGACATAAATAACCGTCCCATTATCTCCAGCTTTTGTTAGAGTACCCGTCGCTGGCAAACTTTTTGCTCCAGTGGCAGTACCATCATCCATTCTTACAAACTTATAATTGGGAATTTCTAATTGTCCTGTAGTATAAGTACCATTAACATTAGCGCCATTTGGATAAGTAACCTCACCTTGAGCAATTTGATTACCTTTTGTATCAACATACTTAACATTAACTGTCGCTGCTTGATTAAAATCAAAACTCATTATTTCAAATTGCTGTAAATTCTTAGCACCACCAGTTGATGCACTGACAATCATTGCCATTGCTTGATTAGAATTCGAGACAGTCGTAGTCCAAGTTAATATCTTACCGCTTGTTTGGGTATACTTGATTGTTAATGTTCTTGTATCTCCATCATAATCAACTGTAAAATCATGAAATTGGCCGTTTACGTCAGACTTACTTAACGCTTGGGAAGTTCCATCAACATCTTTAGCCCACCATCTTTGAACTTTTATTCCATCCTTAGTAGCAACTTCTTCATTTTCAGTATCAACAAATGTGCCATATGGAGCATTCATAGAATGGGAGTGTAAAATATTTTGTGTAAATTGATACCTTGAGGGTATTGAAAAAGGGAAAGCCTTCCCCGTATGATTGAAATCGCTAAAAACCAATCAGAATACGGAGGCTTTCCCCATGAACCAGTTTAACAAAGATATTATCGCAGCGCTATCTTCCGACAAAGATATTACCCTGAATGAAGTCTTACGTCGTCAAATTGAAGTGGCCGCTAATCAGTTCCTTCAAAATGAACTGACTGCGGTGCTAGGCTACGAACCACATACTCGGATCGACCGATCAAAAGACGACGTGAACTACCGGAACGGGACGTACACCCGCACGATCGACACTGAGTACGGTGAAATTAATCTGACGATCCCACGGGACCGGTTAAACAAGTTTCAAAACGCCCTCTTCCCTCCTTACGTGCGTCGGACTGATGGACTGGAGGAAATGGTCATCAAGATGTACTCCAAGGGCGTCACAACTCGTGAAATCGCTGATATGGTTGAGAGAATGTACGGCCACTACTACTCACCAACCACGGTTTCAAACATCACTAAGCGGACGGAACACCTGGTTGAAGAGTTCCACGAGCGCAAATTTAAGTACTCACAGTACGTCTGTGTGTTCCTCGATGCTACTTACATTCCGTTACGCCGTGGTACCGTTGAACGAGAAGCCGTTAACGTAGCGATCGGAATTCGAAGTGACGGTGGTAAGGAAGTTCTTGACTACAGTATCGCACCGACCGAGAACGGAGCCGCTTGGTCTGAACTACTCCAGGGATTACGCGCACGGGGGATTAAAGATATTCAGTTGTTCATCGCCGACGGTTTAGTTGGACTTCAATCTGCGATTGAGGCTAACTACCCGCAGGCGAAGTTTCAACGGTGCTGGGTCCACGCAGAGCGCAACCTTTTAGGGTACGTTCGCAAAAACGATCGCAGGGAGATTATCACCGACTTTAAGGCTATTCGGCAAGCAGAGAACCTACAAGCCGCCAAAGAACGATTGGCGGCTTTCAGTGCTAAGTGGGAGTCCAGTTATAAGCGACGAATCAAGAATCTAGTCCAAATGGAGGATCTATTCACGTTCTTCAGTTTTCCAACTGCGATCCGTCAGACCATCTACTCGACGAACCTAATTGAGTCGTTCAATAAGAGCCTGAAGAAGATGGTCCGACGTAAAGAGCAGTTCCCAAACGAAGGAGCCCTCGATCGCTTTATCATGACGCAAGTGATGGAGTACAACGATAAATTTGAGAATCGAGCACATCGGGGATTCAAGGACTGTCACGACACGCTTGATTCGATGTTTTAG